CTTTCCCTTCAACAACCTTAGATGATTCCTAAGAATCACCAACCGGTCCTCCCGATTGTTAGTCAAGAAATATGATGGAACACTTCCTTTCGGATATTCCTTCACACACTTATCCAACAACATACGGATTTCCGCTGTCGAAGGTATTCGCCCCTCCCTAAAGCGCCCCGCTTGGAAAAGCAGACTTGTTAATTCCGCTTCTCCACCTCTATCTGGCCAGACCCACTCTTTGAGACCGAGCGCAATATCGCCCTCCTTCGCTTCTGCGACTTCGACAGCTGCCCGGAGGTAGCTGTCAGAAGCTGTTGATTTGAAAGAGAGGGATTTGAGCTGCGGGGCTTCTCCGCAGGGAGTAATTTCGAGTCCGCCTGTGAGGCTTTCTCGTCCTTCTTCCCATTGGTAAGCAGCTGACAAGTAGAGGTGGGCGAGGGTGCTGCCTTGCTCAACACCCCCGCCTTCTCGTTTCCCTGTGCTGTAGAACAAACTCCATCTAGAGGGGCAGATTCCTTAACATTAGTCTTCTGGTCCGGTTTTGGAACAGGCTTAGGCTTATCAGTTTTCACTGATTTTGCCTTACTCTGTTTCTTGTCGTCATTCTTGCCAGGCTTCTTGCTCCTTTCGGGCAAAAGACCTTGCTTTCGTAACAACTCACCTTGCTCAGCTAACTGCGATGTAAGATCCGCTATTCTAGCTTTCTGGAGGGTAATTTCATGCGCAACTTTGGGGTCCGTATTGAACTCTTTTTCTTCTTGTTCAGAAGAATCATTCCAGTCCAACTTCTGTGGCTTTCCAACATGCTTATCGTCCTCGGTAACCTCAGGCGTGTATTTAGAACGCATTAGCTTTGTGGCTTCTGAAACTAGGAGATCCTCCATCTGTTCCAACGCTGCCACTCGACTAGTGCCTTTCTTAACTGCACCTGATACAGTATTAGCTATAGATTCAGCTTGGGTATCTGTTATGTTACCTAAGCCGACTTCTATATCCAGTACTGCCAACATGGCAGGAGTAGCCTTTGAAGCTTTTGAAACGGCGAAAGAAAGAGACTTTCCGGTTTTACCCAGAGGTCCGGGATGGACCCATAGTTTCTCTCTAGCGCCCCTACTAGTTTTTGCATTTTCATACTTAAAATAGTAGGCTTCAGCAGCGTCATCAGTCTTCTGATGCCTGTCATGATACCAAGATCGAAGCACATCAGTGTAAGTCACAAGTCGGGCTAAATCTCGCTTTTCCCTTGGAGGTGTCTCCTTGGTTGAAGCGCATTCAATATATTCCCACACTGCACTAATCACATGTACTCCCTGGTTCGGTTTTCCTTCAGTAGCAGAGCCCTCGCAATGTACACCTACCACCAATCCACCAGACAGGATTGGTGTTCCAGACCAACCAGGTCTAGTAGATGCAGTATGCTCCATTATCCAGGGCCTCGCAGCTTCGGTCATCGAACCATTCGTT